TCAAAGTTCTGTTCGGCTATCGCATCGGCTGGCATCCGCGACCACTTCTACCGTCTCAACCTGTTCTGCGGCTCAAACCTCAACGCCGCACTGGTGCCGCTCTATCGGGGGCCGTCGCTCGGCGGGACGCAGTATGGCAACGCCACCGACACCAACAACGCCTTCGTCGGCGTCGGCACCGACTACGCGGAGACGGGGGCGACGGGCGGGCTGACGGGGAATGGGACGACGAAGTACCTGAACACTGGATTCAACGTCGATCAACTTCCCGGCGCTGCAAACTGCCACCTATCGTCGTTCATCACTGGCACGCAGGATATTGCGTCGGCAAGAACTCTACTCGGCGTGCTGTTTAACGGCGTGACGGATCGCTATCGCCTGTTCCTTCAGTTGTTTGGCTCCACTGCACCCAACTACGGAATACAGACTGAACTTGGCAAGGCAAACAGCGCGTTTGCGAATAACCGTACCAACACAAACGGCGGATTGATTCTGGCAAGCCGTACAAGTACGACGCTCCTGACCCTGTACGACGATGCTGTGTCTATCGGCACAAGCGAAGTTAACACTGCCGAAACTACTGGCGCGAGTCCCTTCTTCGTCTTCGCCCGTAACGGGCCGACCGAATATTACAACGGTCGAATGGCCGCATACAGCATCGGTGCTGGCATGACAGCCGCTCAGGTGACTGCCTACAACACCGCCATGCAAGCCTTCCAATCCGCAATGGGGCGAGTATGACCCTCTTAGAGTTCCTATTGCAGCCGCTGCCAGACACGGCCACGCTCCAGACGCTGGCGATTGTGTTCGACACGCCGCTGGCTCAGGAGATGCTGAACTTTCACGCTTGGTACGGCGACCCTCGCTGCACCGTGTACCCTGCCGCTCTGGCCGATGGTCGCTGGTGCCACGTTGCCGATATCCTGCCGCAGTGCCTCGCAGAAGTCGGCATCTACGCGGCGGGCTTCGCACGCCTGGACGCGACGAACTTCGCCAGTGTGGAAGTGGTGCCGCTGGCTGACCTTGAGTTTGCCACCGACGCCGTGCCGCAACTGGTGCCAGAGGAGTCCCCTAGCCCTGTGAGCTAGTGAACTGCAAGAGTTGCAGCAGATTCCCGTACAGTAACGGCAGAGGCCACGATTCGGGCACGACCCGAGCCACACACTGAGGAGCGATCATGAGCCAGGTGAAAATCAAGCGGAACTTCCGGGTAGTCACGGCCACCGTCACGACGGCCACGAGCACCTGCACGACGTTGCGCATGGAAGATATGGCGGGTGCCATTGTTCAGCTGCCCACCATCACCACCAACGCGGCCACTATTAACGTGTGGGGCAATGACACGGATACCGGCTCGTTCTGCCAGTTGTACGACTCCAGTGGTTCAGTCGCGGCTATTACCTTGGCCCCGAGCACCGTAAATCGCACGGCGTACGCTCTGCCTGATGCGTCCTATGCGTTCCCGTACGTCAAGCTGGTGGCAGCCAGCACCAACGCCACGGCCACCGTATCGGTCGTGATGAAGTCCTAAGTGCCAAACCGTATTCCAATCCACAGGCCGCTGCGGTTGGTCGCACGCCGAAAGCGTGACGAGTCCAACAGGCCAAACGCGGCAGCCCGTGGGTACTGCGATAAAGCCCACAGGGCGTGGCGTCAGGCTGTTCTCACGCGAGACGCCTGGACGTGCAGGGATTGTGGTCGTGTTTGCGGTGGGCCCAAGGAGGCCCAGGCTGACCACGTAACGCCCATTAACCAAGGCGGTGATCGGTACGACGTAGGCAACGGGCAATGCCTTTGTATCGCGTGCCACGCACGCAAGACGCTACGAGAACGCGGCGACCGGGGGCGGGTCGAAAGTATGGGGTGAGCCCCCTATAAAACCCCGTGGTTTCCTCATGCGTGCGCGCCGCAGAAATCTGACACCGTTTTTGAAAGCCAATCGCAATGGGCCGAAAACCGAAACCAACCGCCATCAAGATTCTGGAAGGCACCCAACGCGGCCCGGCCAAACGCGAACCGTCCGCGCCGCCCGGCACGCCGCCGATGCCGGAACGCCTGGCCGTTGAGCCGATTGCGGTGGCCAAGTGGCACGAACTCGTTGACATCCTTGCCAGTATGGGAGTGCTGACCACGGGCGACGGCGAAGCGTTGGCCACGCTGTGCGAAGTCCACGCAGCTGCTCAAGCCTGCCTGCTTGAGCTCAGGGCCAGCGGCCCAACAATCAAAACGGATCTCGGTGGCGTAAAACCGAATCCCGCCGGCAGTCTGTATCGCGGGCTCGTCGTGTTGCAGGCCAGTCTGATGGGTGACTTTGGGCTGACACCGAGCAGCAGGGTGCGACTTGGGACGAAAGCCGAAACGCCCAAAGACGATCTTGAAGCGTTCTTTGCCTCAGAAGGTGCCTAGTCTTTCGCCGGCTGGCGAGGCTAAGTACCGACGAGTGGTGCGGTTCTTTGAGGGTGTGCTGCGTCACTCAAAAGGACAGCACGCAGGCGAGCGATTCACGCTACTGCCGTGGCAGCACGACATTTTCCGCGAGCTCTTCGGCAGGCTGAAACCCGATGGCATGCGGCAGCGCCGAGTGGCCTACATTGAGGTGCCGAAGAAGAACGGAAAGAGCACGCTGCTTGCTGGCATCGCCCTGTACATGCTATTGGCCGACGAGGAGCCAGGGGCCGAAGTCTACGGGGCATGCACTGACCGAGAATCCGCTGGCATCATCTACAGGGAGGCCGCAGCGATGGTGCGGGCTTCGCCTGCCCTGTCCAAGGTGCTTGAGGTGGTGGACTCGCGGAAGACGATCATTCACCGGGCCAGCAACTCGTTTTACCGGGTGCTGAGTGCCGATGCGTTTCGGGCTGAAGGGCTGAACATTCACGCCCTGCTCTTTGACGAGCTCCACGCCCAACGCGATCGCCGCCTGTGGGACGCGCTCAGGTACGGCGGTGCTTCCCGCCGGCAGCCGCTGCTGCTGTCCATCACCACGGCCGGGGAGTTGGACCGCAAGGCTCTGTGGTGGGAACAGCGAACGTATGCCGAGCGGTGCAAGGCAGACCCAAAGCTAGACCCGGCCTTCTTCGGCTGTGTGTTCAAGGCCGACGAAGCCGATGACCCTTTTGCAGAGGCGACGTGGCACAAGGCTAACCCGTCGCTGGGGCACACCATCACGCTGGAGTCATTTGCGGCAGACGCACTAGAAGCCAAGAACAGTCCTTCAAAACTCAATTCTTTCTTGAGATATCGGCTTGACGTGGCCACGGCGTCAGACGTGCGATGGATTCTGCCCGACAAGTGGGCTGCGTGCGGCGGCGAGTTGCGACCACTCGACGGCCGCCAGGCGTACGTTGGACTGGACTTGTCGAGCACCACGGACCTGACCTGCGCCGTGTATCTCTTTCCTGACGATGATGGCACCTTTGACGTGCTGCCATTCTTTTGGGCTGCTTCCGAGAACGCCCAAGGCCGGGCACACCGGGATAAGGTGCCCTATCTGGACTGGGCCAAAGAACGCAACGAGTACGGGCCGCTGCTACGGCTCACGGACGGCAATGCCACCGACTACGACACCGTGCGGAGAGACATCAACGAAATCAGCAAGCGTTTCGTGATTCGGCAGATGGGAATTGATCCCTGGAATGCCCAACACGTCGCCCAGCAACTGCAAGCAGACGGCTATGACATCGTAGCCTTTAGGCAGGGCTTCGGCTCAATGTCGAGCCCAGCCAAGTTCTTGGAGACGTTGGTTCTCGGAGGCAAGCTGCGGCACGCCAATAACCAACTTCTCGGATGGATGGCCAATAACGTCGCCATTGAGATGAACCACGCCGGCGACATTAAGTTGAGCAAGAGCAAGAGCACCGAACGCATTGACGGCATGGTGGCACTCGTGGAAGCAGTTGGCCTGTGGCAGACGGCAACCGCACCGAAGCCAGAACAAACCTGGGACATCCACACGATATGATCGCCAACGCCGAGACGCCCGAGAAGTCGTACCGCATCATTGATCTGCGTGGCTCGTACGGCGACGGGTGGAGCGAGTCACCTGCTCGAGGCCCGGCCGGGGTTCGCATCACGCCTGAAACGGCGCTGATGTGCTCGGCGGTGCTGGCCTGCGTGCGGCTGATTGCCGAGAACGTGGCCACGATTCCGCTACACCTGTATCGGCGTCTGCAAGAGGGCGGCAAAGAGCGTGCCCGCGATCTGCCGCTGTATCGGATTCTTTCGCAGGCACCCAACGGCTGGCAAACGTCGTTTGAGTTTCGCGAAATGCTGACGGCCCACTGCCTGCTGTACGGCAACGCCTACGCTGAGATCCGCAGCGGTTCCGCCGGGGCTGTCACTGAGCTCTGGCCGCTGCACCCCAGCCGCATGACGGTGAAGCAGCTGGAGGACGGCACGCTGCGTTATTGCTACCGCGAGCAGAACGGCACCGAGTCTTACTACCGGCAGGATCAGATTTTCCACCTGCGGTGGCTGAGCCAAGACGGCGTGACTGGAATGCTGCCCATCACGCTCTCGCGTGACGCTATCGCCCTGGCCCAAGCCCTTGAGGCTCACGGCGGATCGTACTTCGGCAACGCCTGCCGGCTGTCGGGGCTGATGGAAAGCGACAACCCGATCACGGTTGAAACTGCCGAGCGGCTGCGTGAGCAGTTTGAGAGAATTCACAGGGGCGCTGACCGGGCTCATAGAACGGCAGTGCTGCCGCAGGGAGTTCACTGGAAGGACGTGCAAGCAAGCAACGAGGCAAGCCAGTTTCTTGAGACGCGGGCGTATCAGACGGTTGAGATATGCCGTGCGTACCGCGTTGACCCGTCGTATGTGCAGGACAAGACCAAGGTTGGCTATGCGAGCCAGGAGCAGGCCGCCATCGACTTGGTGCAGCAGACGTTGTTGCCGTGGTTCCGCCGTTGGGAATCCGCGATCACCCGCGACTTGGTGACGCAGGACGAGATTTACTTCGCAGAGTTTGATACCCGTGGCCTGTTGCGTGGCGACCTAGCCGCCCAAGGCGCATGGCTGCAAACGATGCTCACAACCGGCATCTACAGCGTCAACGAGTGCCGCGAGGTTCTGAACATGAACCCGATTGGCCCAGAGGGCGATCAGCGGTACATGCAGATGAACTTGACCACAATGCAGGGCATCGCGGCCGATGCCAGCGTTGGTAATGCTGGCGAGTCTGCCCCGGCCGACAACCTGCCCCAGTCGTACACGGACGATCTGTTGAACGGCACGACGCCGGCAGAGGAGGCCGTCAAGCCCGCTGGCCCGATGCCACGCTCTCGCAAACCACGCAAAAAGAAGTGAGCCACATGGACAACATTGAACGCCGCTGCGTTGCCCTGCCGCTGACGATGGAAACCCGAGAAGCCGGCAAGGCGTATATCGGTGGCTATGCGGCCAAGTACAACGTCCGCAGCACGATGCTGGGCACGTTCCGCGAGCAGATCATGCCGGGGGCGTTTACCCGCGCTCTCAAAGAGCAGTCGCACCCGGTCGTGGCCCTGTGGAATCATGACCCCAACTACGTGCTGGGCTCAACACGCAGCGGCACGTTGACGGTGGACACCGATGACGAGGGCATGCGGTACAGCGTCGAGGTGCCAGACACGCAGTTGGGCCGGGATCTTTCCACGCTGATCGCTCGAGGTGACGTGTGGGGAAGTTCATTCGCATTCGTCATTGGCGAGGAGTCGTGGGACAAGGACGAAGATGGCACGGCCCTGCGTAGCGTGATTTCCGTGGAGGGCGTCTATGACGTTAGCCCAGTCCTGACGCCAGCGTATGAGCAGGCCACTACGGGCGTGGCGGTTCGCAGCTATGAGCGGTTTCTACAATCGCACCGACCGGCGCTGAAGCTGCCGGAACTTCGACGGGATGCGAAGTCTGAGAAGGCGATTCGTAGGTTTTTGAGGCAGCATGGCCACAAAGTCGGGTGATGTTTGCGGCCACTGCCGCTCTGCACGTCTTGGCGTGTATGCGTCTGTGGAAAAGGCGAACGTCTGCACGCGGTATCTGCGGTGCCCGAACTGCCGGCACACTGCGAAGCAGTGCGTGAAGTCGTGCGAGATTCGCCGGCGCTCGTTACCTAACTAGGTAACTACTCGCAGCACGCATTCTGCAAGGAGTGCCAGCCAAGGCTCTACCGTGCGAATAGGTCACCACCTACCGCACACAGGAGCCACACACATGGCCGCCAGCAAGGTCAAAGAACTTCTCGACGAACTCGCCGCCACTCTCGCTGAGCTCGGCATGCTCGATGAAGAGGTTGCTGCTGACGAGGCTGTAGAGAACGCCGATGGCATGCCCGTTGAGGGCGAGCGATCCGCCGTCGAGGCCGTCGAGGCCCGCCAGGCCAAGTACGACGCACTGCTGGCCAAGGCTGAGCGGATCAAGGCCGCCATTGCCAAGAGCGAGGCCGCTGAGGCCCGCAAGGCTGAACTGCTCAAGGTTCTGCACCGCGCTGCACCCGTGGAGACAACCGACGTGAAGACCCGCATCGAGCCCATTTCGACCCGTGGCTACAAGCCCGGCATCTTTGAGTCGCCCGAAATGGCCCACCGCTGCGGCCAGTGGCTGAAGGCTCACTTCGGTGACCGGAACGCCCGGCAGTGGTGCTCGGACCACCTCGGCGCTGAGTACCGCGACATGGGCGGCCAGGTGAACAGCCTCGGCGGTGCCCTCGTGTTTGAGGATTTCAGCAATACGATCGTGAGGTTGGTTGAGCGCTTCGGCGTGGCAATGAATGTTTTCCAGAACGTCACCATGTCGAGCGATACCCTTCTCGTCCCGCGCAGATTGACGGGCGTGACCTCGTATTGGTTGGGAGAAAATAGCACCATCACGACGAGCGACCCGACCGCGACGATGGTGCAGCTGGTTGCCAAGAAGCTGGCGTGTGCCACGAAGGTGAGCAACGAGCTCCTAGCCGACAACGCGATTTCGGTTGCGTCGTGGCTTGCCCAGGAATACGCCACCTCGCTGTCGGGTGCGATTGACGATGCCGCGTTCAACGGCACCGGCACCAGCACCTACGGCGGCATCCGTGGCCTCGTGCAGATTGATGACGGCACGCACACCGCGTCGATTGCAACGGCAGCCACCGGCAACACGTCGATTGCGGCCCTGGACATTGACGACTACCTCGGTGCTCTGGCGAAGCTTCCC